CGCCGACTCATACCTTTTTCTATACTGCCGCCAATCCATATTCTTTTCATTTTTCTTATCTGATCTGCGATTAAAGATAAAGTTTTTTGATCGAAATTTTGCGTCTTTGCCATAATATCACGAATAGCTTTCATTTCACGGCGACGATCTCCTTCTAATGCTGCGCCTCGGTTAAATACAAGACTAACTAATCCTCCTTTAGCATCTTCTGGAAGTTTATCAAAATTAGGAAAAGTTGATTGGGTAAGATCATAAAATTTCTTTACTGTTTTATTCATGAATACTTTTACTGATAATTCCCAAGGTATAATTATATCTTTTAATCTACGAGCTAATTCTTTTGCTTGATAGCCTTTAACTCCAACAACGCGATATAATCTATCAAAAATTTCTTTAGGAAGATCTTTCCAATCATTACTAAATTCTGTTTTATTTACATATCCAGTATCGTAACCTACTCCGATTGTGACTCCGCTTTGTTCTCCGGGCCATGTTGGATTTTTTAAAAATTTATTATAATAATTTTCACCACCACCAACTTCGAAATCAAATATGAGTTTTAAGGATTTATCGTTTAACATTTATTAATTATTTATTTTATCTATTGTTTTATCTATGATATTATCTGCTGGAACTTTTTCTTTTAACCAAGAGTTCATTACCCCAAAATAAACAAGATGTTCATTATCAATTAAAAAAAGATTATTTCCATAACGATCTTTGTAGGGCTGTATTCCTGCGTCTTCTACTAATTCAATAGCTTTTTCTTTTTTAAATTTTACTTTATACATTTTAATTAAATTATTATAGCGCTCTTTTGCTTGAGGAGTAATTACTGCTCCATTATCTAGAAGAGCAACTAAACCACCATTATCTTTATTATAATTAGATGGCGTAGAAGCATCGTAAGATGCTGTGCTATCTTCTATTTTATCTGGTGTTATTGTAGCGCAACCAACAAGAAAAAAATTAAGAACCAATATGCTTGCGAATTTGTTCAAGGTCTTTCTCCTGTACTGCTTTTTCTATTTTACTTTGATGGTCAACTTCTTTTTGAGCTTGTTGACGATCCTTCATTTCTTTGGTATTCTTTGCTCCAAAGACATTATTAATTGCTTCGAATATTCCTCCAACAAGTCTTACAACCGCGCCGAGGAGTTCTGTCATTTTATTCTACGTATTCTGCTGTAGCATCTTTGCAACCTGCAGCGATTGCATTAAGAACTTTTACAGCAAGAGCAGCGTCTCCATTTAATTTAGCAAATTGTGCGGCGTAGATATCCTTGACTGCTACAATGTATTTTGCCCAATGAGTTTTTTCTACTGGTAGATAATCAGTAAGAGCTTTTTGAAGTTGATCTGGAGTTGGAGTTTGACCAATTGTAAGACTCTCTACAACTGTGGCAATATGATTAATCATCTTTGCTTTTTCTACTCTATCTTCTGGAGAAAGAGCTTGTTCTAATACCACTGTGCAAGCAAGAATAACTGCTGGCTTAATATAAGGAAGAGCATTTTCTACTCCAGTTATTCCACCGATTTGATTATCTCCACCTGTATTTGTAGTAGAGCAACCAACCATAAATAAGCTCATAAGAGCAACTGCGCCAATAGTCAATTTATTCATATATTTCTCCTACCAGTTTGGTTTACTGGATTTTTTATTTTTTGTGACACACTTCTTTTTTTTGCTTCTACTGTTTGTGGTACTGTGCCACCAGTAACAGAAGCGTCTTTAACTGTTAATGCAAAAACTACTCCACTAACAACAGCAATTAATTTAGCAAAACCAATAATATATTCTTCTAATTTATCTGGTAAAAATGCTACAATAGAATTATCACCATGAATTACAAAGGCTGTAGAAACTGCTACTACTGTTACTATTCCAGAAGTACTAGAACGCCAATTTGGGCCAAATAATTTAAATAGCATATTCTTCATAATAGATTACACTATATTATATATATAGAAATAAAATATATCTATAAAATATATTAAATACCTACAGTAAAAATTGTTTCATCTAATTGAATAAGATCTGCGTTTGCATTGGCTGGATTATTTGTGCCATTCATAATAATGTTTGCAGTTACATATCTTTTTGCTGATGTTGCAGATGTTGGTCCGCCGCTCATGGTGATAATTGGATTTACAGGCATATCTGGCACAAGGCCATTTTCTGTTGCACTTTCAGCGAAATATAAATACACTTTTCCAGATGAATCGTTTTTTACATAGAATTGCATTGAGTAGGTATAAAAGAACTGATAGCCAGAAACACCTGCGGAAGTTGAATAGGTTGTTCCGTCATGTGCAAATAAGCGTATTTTTTTAGTTCCGCTATCATTGTAAATTTCAAAACCAAATCCTCTAGTTGTTAATGCATTTTGAGTTGAGTTTGCTGGAGTTGTTGCAGAGCTGTCATCTCCCAATATAATTCTTATTGCCTGTCCAACTGCCAAAGTTGTATCTAAACTAAAAAGTCCCCAAGCATAAAATCCTACGCCCAAACCAAAATTTATACCACCGCCTGTTGATTGTGTTATTGTTGAAAAACTAGAATTCCATGATGCTTTTGCATACGAAGTGGCACCATTGCCAGCGTTCATAATAATTCCACCAGAAAACTTTCCAGTAGTTGTGGAGGCCCCGCCTAAATTTGCAGTACCTTGTATCCCAAACCTTTTATAGAAAGTACTTGATGGTATAGGTAATCTTAAGCCTTCTTTTGTTCCTCTTCTAACTAAATTTTTTAAGCTGCTCATATATTATATTTTACCCTCCACCCATATGTTTTACCAACATAAATTGTCCTTATACTGGCTCCCTCAATATCGCCAGTAAATACTGCATCGGATTCAATATTATTTCCGTTTCCGCTTAAAATAAAATTATTTCCGCTCCAAGTATAAAATGGATCAAGAAATTCTAAATAATCTCCTGTGGTTGGAGATGCTGGTAAATTAAATCCAAATGAGGCACTTGTTGTATCTGCAAGATATTTAGTTCCATTGATTATTGAGGTTTGATTACCTGTTATATAAATATAATCTGCTGGCGCAACTAATATATCTTGACCACTAAATTGAATTGTATTTTGAAAATTCTTAGTCCCACTAATAGTTTGATTGCCAGTATTGTAAATTAAATTAGGAGCACTAAGTGGAGAATTAAAAATAGCTGTGCCAGAAACTAATAAATTATTATTCAATCTTAAATCTGTTCCGCTAATATATACGGGAGAATTAATGAAACTAATATTAACTCCAGTAAATGTCATATCTCCAACACCACTAAGATTAAGAGCCGTATCGATTAAATTGATACTTTCCCCAGAGAAGGTTGTTGGACCAGATAATATCTTATTTCCAGTTATATTAATTGAGTTTGAATAAATATTGATTTGATTTTGAAAATCTATATTTAATGTATTTGGATTGTTTAGAATTTTATTTCTATTTGTTCCATCTGATATAATTCCGGCTCCACTAGAAAAAATTTGATTATTTCTGCCTATTGAAAATGAATCGTTTCCACTTAAAAGATTATCTCTTCCACCCAATATAGAACTGTAATTTCCTCGTATAGTATTATACGCTCCCCCGTTAATATTCGATGCTGATCCACTTATAACATTAGAATAACCACCACCCAAGAAGCTATAATCACCAGTAAGTTTATTTAAATAACCTCCTACTAGAACTAAAGCGAATCCAGATGTATTATGATAACCACCACCTATAATAGTATTAAAAATACTAAATTGAGATATATTTGATTTCCATGAATTTAGAATTGTGTTAGCGCCAGTAAAATTTCCAGTATAATTAGCTGGATGATCAATTAAATTAAAATAACCATTGATAATTGAATTATGTTTGCCTCCGTAGATTGTATTCTCTTTACCACCAATTAAACTTACATAATCATCAAGGGCTATACCAAAGTCTGTCATCAAAAATTGATTATATCCAGAACTATAATTATAATTACCACCTATTATAACAGATTGAGTTCCATTTAATGTATTATTTTGTCCCGCAATAATAGCATTGGTCTCATTATTATTTGTGCCAATTAAATTATAAGCTCCACCTATAATTATATTTCTATCTCCAGAAGTTCCAGTAACATAATTGAAAAGACCAAATAAAATCCCATTGTTAAAACCATACGCATCTATCTGAGAAAAATCTGACGCAATAATAGAATTACTTTCTATTCCTCTTGATAATAAATTACTTTCTCCACCTATGATTAAAGATGTTAGATTTCCACTACCAATACTATTAAATAGTCCGCCAAATATATGATTATTTGTATCGTCTCCACTTACATAATTAGATGGACCAATAATAAAACTTTTATTTGATTCTACAGTTTTTGGATTAACATAAAAATAATACGATCCAGAATTAAAATTGATAATACCACTCGTAAGTTGTTGATATAAACTCGTAGATTCTACAGCTTGAATTAAGAAGCCGCTTAACTCTGGCTGGTCTATCTGTTTAACTCTAATTAAATTTTGTGGCATAAATTTTAGCTATTTATACTATGATATAAAATACTAGCGACATAAGTATCTACAGAGTGTTCTGCTGCAATACTTTCTATCTTAGAAATCATATCTAAATTTTTATCTTTAGGATCTTCAACATATATCAATGTTGAATTATCCCAATTTTCTGGACTTTCATTAGAAACAATAATTTTAGCTATTTCAAATGCTACATCTTTTTGTTGTTTCGATAGTTTTCTAATAGAATGCTTCTCTCTTAGACTAGCTTCTATCTTATCTTGTAGTTTTGAAGCTAAAATAAAATTATTTTTTATCTTTTCTAAATTAAAAAGCGTAGCTTTAGATTGCCTACCTTGTCCAACTGGTGAAATATTTTTTGTTGATTGAGGAATTCCGGTAGAACCAGCTGGTCTACCAGGCTCACCCATTTTTGCTCCACCAATTAGCGGTTGATAAAGCCCTTGATCTTTCAATTCTCTAAATTTTTGTTGAGAAGATATTGAGTCATCTGCAGATGGAAGTCTACCAGTTTCAATAGCAGAGATTCCTTCTTCTGGAGTTAAAACGCCTAGTTCTACAAGTCTTGTATAAACTCTTGAATATTGGATATCGTCTTTAAGATCGATATCTTCAAAATATGGGGTTGGATAGTTTTTAAATCCTAATTCTTTGCTTATTCTTCTTATCTCTGGGAATAAGAAATTATTTAAGAATGATTCTCTCGCCTGTTTAAGTCTTTCTACGAAGACTTGAATCTTAATCTTTTCGTTTGCATATTTCTCATTTCCAACTAAAATATTATTTAAACCTATATAAATATCTCTATCTACAATTTCATATTTTTGTGGTCCAAGTAATGCGCCTATATCTGGTATAACAAATTGAGCTTTAGTTGTATAGTCTGCGATAAGAACTCTACCTACGCTTTGATTCTCGAATAAAGATTGCATTGCTTGTAAATTTTTTTGATTAATTCCACCTTTATCTGGATCTGCTCCCATAGTAACTAAAAGTATAGCCTGTTGCGTAGTTCTTGCTACTGCCATATCCATCTTTTTCATCTCAGCTTTCCAATTAATATCTTCTAATACGGGAAATCCCATAGGAACTGCAAATGGTTCGTAGTCTTGCTTTTTATAAAAAACTGCGGAAATTCTTTCTGGGTCTAATGGTAAAATTAAAACTCCTACAGTTTTTTGTTTTATTAATTTTTTTGTTTCTGGCGGTAAACTATTTAATACTTCTAAATCTTCATCTGTTTTAGGATTCTTTAATCTCTCTAGTTCGTAATCACTTATTAATTTATAATATCTTCCTATTGAAAAATTTATACTTCCGCCAATTTGAACATCAGCAGGATTAATGATAATATATCTAGCTGGTAATTTTAAATTAGCGGCTCTAGATATCAATCCAAATGTTTGATAGATTTTATTAATATCTTCCTCTTTAACTTTTGTATCAAATCTATAGATAAATACGTTACCACTGCGATAGTATTCACGGAAAAATTGGTCTTGTAAATCAAATAAATTTATCTTCTTAAAAAGCGCGCTGAAAAAATCTCTACTTTTTTGACTTCCACCTTTAAAATAAATATCGCTGCAAGAGAATTCTGTCATTAAATCAATAGTATTTCTAAATATTGCAAAATTATAGTAAGCTTTCTGACATAGAACTACAGCATCTCTAATATCCATATTAGAGTAATTTGATACGCTAGTCGCATACCTAAATGGTATTAATCCCTCGTCAATATTTTTATACTTATCCGTCCTATTTATTGTCGCAGCTTTATTTCTTCTTAGGGGCGTTTCAGATGAACTTACGCTCGCTTTAGCTTCGTAGGCCGAAGCTGTTGATACCATCAATGGTTCAATTTCATTATTTTTCTTAATTTTTTGCTGTTTTTTATTATTTTTTGACATTTTACTCATAAATATTACACATTATTTGATCATTATTGGTGAAAAAGTGGGTATTTCATTGGATGTTTGAACGCTCATTAAATCATTATAGCATTTTACAGCCCAATTTGCTAACATAAATGCAGAATAATTATCTTTCCTTGCCTTATTAGCAGAGACACTTCTTTTTAAATGTTGAGGTAAATCAAAATTCTGAGTTCCTCTACTGGTAGTAGAATGTTCTACTAATACGCATTGCTTCTTTGTTTGATATATAAAATCATCCTGATTTTCTATAAAATCTAAAATAGTCCAATCTTTCTTATCTTCTACACGCATCAATTCTAGTGGTATATTAAGAGATACAGTCTCATTAAAAGACTTTTCATCAGAGGCGGTTCTACTAGCGAACCATACTCTTTTATAATCTATGCATGCTTGCAGATATTCATTTGCTTTTCTTATAAAGTTGGATGTAAAAACTTGATTAAAGGCTATTCTTTTATCTTCTAAATTGTATTGGTTTTTAACATTCCTAAGCATTAGTTCATAATCCTGTCCTTCTAATTCGGAGTCCATGTTTAACGTCTTAATTTCTATTTTATCCTTTTTAAAAAGCGTTGATTCGTTGCATGATGCTAAAAATGTATCTGCTCCTGCATTATCAGTAATTATAAACACTATATTAAAATTTGTCAATATATAATATAAATAATTAACATGATTTTTTAAATTACCTAAACCTGCGTAGGTATGTACCAGAATACCCTGTTTTTTTTCTTCATCCAACTCCATTACTGCCATAGCGAAATAATCTGCATTTGGGCTATCGCTCATATTAGGGTCTATCCCTAATATATATTTTTTCTTTGGATCTCCCTTCATTAAAGTATGTGGTGCCTCTCCATTTTTCAATGTGCATTCTTCCATCTTTTTAGCATTAAAATAACTATCACTTCCATCAGTAAATTGAGCGCAATATTCTCTTAGAAATCCGCTGTGGCTTGACCCACCAGCTTGAGCCTCTTCGATAATCGTTTTATCAATCATCTCTTCCGGTAAGGCTTCATAACTCATTTGACTTACGAAATACGTAGCCTCCCCTTTATCTAAACTATTAATTTTTTCACACCATTCTGTATATGTTTTATAAAGATTTTCGAATGTGTAACTCGCGGAAGATAAAGCTATCATTTTACTTGTGTTCTCAAATACCATTCTATCTTCTTCTTTCATAACTCCTTCAGATATTAATTTATCTTCAAATTCTCTTATCTCCATTCGCTCTTTCATATTCTGTGGGGCAACTAAGAACGGCATTAGAACATTTTTGATTATTTCTTCTGGCAATAATAAAAATTCGTCTAAAACCAGAACATTTGCTCGAAAGCCTCTAATCTTTTCTCCATTTAATGGGATCGCTATAATACTACCACCATTAATTTGCCATTCAAATTGATCATTTCTTTTAGCTTTAGCTCCAAAACATTGAGCCAATAATTCTGCTCCAGGACTTTCGACTATTTTTTCTAGATTATTAAATATAAATCTTGCTGTCCTAAATGTTGGACCAGCTATTAGAATCTTTGTGTTAGGTTCAAAAAGACATTGCAAGAAACAAAAAACTGCTCCCATAAAAGATTTACCGCATCCTCTACCAAACACGCACATATTAAAATTTCTATTCATCATAGCTTTTAAATGTATTTCTTGATAAGGAGCAAGTTTTACTCCACTAATTAGTTCTGTCGTAAAGCCTATATTTGCTCTTAAGAATTTAGCTAAAGTAATTTTTGCCTCCCGATCATTAAGAAACCCTTTTAATTCAGATAGTTCTGAATTAACATCTTTAATCTCTTTTAAATATTTATCTGGACAGAATATCATAAAATTTTCATATCATATGCTAATTGCAAGTCTATCTTTTTATAGAAACACTTACTAGCAAATAAAGACTCTATAAGTCTTGTCATCTCTTTTCTACCATCTACAAATAGAAATTGTAAATTATCATAACTTTGAAGAAGTTCTCTTACGTTATGGAAAATATATTCTGGTGTTGCTTTTATCTTCTTACTTATATGCGGTAAATATTGAAAACTCAAAGCATTTGACAATGTATCCTCTACCATTACTATAATATAGGAGTTATTTCTTTTGGCTTTATCTATCTCATTTTTAAAGCGATCATAATTTTTAACGCTTAATGTACTAATAAAATCGCTAAGACTTTTTCTTTCTATAAAACATCCACAATTATGATTTGAACAAGCGTAATCTCCAAATGCTAAAGTTTTAATTTCAAATGGTATATTAAACTTTAACCAACTTTGCTCACGAGTATCTACGTATATTGTATCTTTTTGGGTTAATTTATTTTTGAAATTATCGTTAATTAAATTAGGATGAACAAATCTATTTTCTAGTCCAATAGATGAACAGATGTCATAGTAATTTTTAAATATTTTATTGTAATAAATAATAGATGGTGCCATAATCGTTCTAAGCTCAACTTGAGTCGGAGAATATATCAATTTTTTTATCTCTTTTCTCTTAATTAATAATTGTTTAGAATATTCTTGCGCTTTTTCTATAGGCTGTTCTTTTAGCCATTTTTTCATGTTATTCTTATCATTAAAATCACTATTAAAATATTGCTCTTTTGTCTTAAAATTTATTAATTCGTTTGTTAATAGATCTCTTCGAGTATAATAAGTCTGATAATACTTAACCTTATTTAGTCCGTAACTCTTTAGTGAGAGATGAAGACTTTTTTCATCTTTAAATTCTTTGCCATCAACTTTACATATTACGCTCATCCGTTTAATATCTCATCTTTTGAGATACCTAGAATCTTAGCTTTAATCTCATCTATTGATGAGAGACGATCTATTTCTTTTTCAACAATCTGTTTTCGCATCTCTGCCATTTTTAATAATTTTGTTCGACTTTCTTCTTCCTTCCACATTTGAACTAGATTAATAATAGAAGCCGTTTCTTTTACTTGTTTGCTAAGTTTCTCGCTCCTTTTTACTTTAAGGTCATTAAGAAGTTTCTGCTGGCGATTAACGCAATCATTGTATTCTTTACGAGCAGTATTGCTTGCTTCTACTAAAGCCATAGGAATTTTACCATCTTCCTGTATTGCCATATCAATCTGAGTCTGTAAAACGTTAATTGTTTGTTGTATATTAGAAGAAATTACAACTTCTGTTGATAATACTATATATTGATCTACTTCTTCTTGCGTTAAATCACTCTTATCGTAAGTATACCTAACGAAACTACTCTCAAAAAGTTCACGATCTTTTTCATCATCATAAAGATTGATTTGATGACAAAATCTAAAAGTATTCATATAACCAATTAATGAATTAATTTCTTTTTTATGTTTATGAGTTAATTTATTCTTATCTATTCCATCTAATATATACCTATTAATCTTTGCTATCATTCTTTCTTCACTCTTTGGCGGACGATATTCATCTGTGGGAATATTTTCATTTTCACTATTATTAAATTTAATGTTACTAGGTATATTTTTCATATACTCTAAAATGCTTCTTGTTTCTTGTGACAGATTTGTTAATTTATCATTCTTAAAAAGAATCTTAGCCATTTCAATACCAGTCATTGTATGACAATTATTGCTAATATATTCTTTGTGCTCTAAAGAGAGATCTAATAAACCTTTTGGATGATATTCATGACTTTTCTTAGGTTTAATTTGACGAGATGCTAAAAATGCTTTTACCGCTTTTCCTTCTTTACTTCTTCCATCTAAATCCTCTCTACCAAAAGCTAGTTGTACAAGCTCTACAAGTGAAGGAGGATTATCTGGACGATTATTCCATTCATTTAGAAGTTTTAATTGCTGTTCTTCTGTCAAAATTACTAATTCTTCATTCATAGATTAATAAATATCTATCTCTCCATTATATAAGTGTTTTTTAACTTTTAAGATAATTATCTTTTTAATATTCTTAATTTGCTTATATCCTGCGACCCTATTTTTCTCGCTTGTTCTATAACCCATTAATTTTGCTGTTTGCTCTTCATCTTTACCTTCTACATATAGATGATAATATACTTTCCATTCAATAGGTTTTAACACTTTTTGCATTTTTAAATGAATATTTTTAGCGGTTTCTTCCACGTTTAAACTATCCATTGGCATATCATTAATTTCTTGAGAATGATTCTCAATGCTTACTGTTAATTTTGTATCATGTGCATTTTTCTTGCTTCTTTCCCAATTTGCAAATAATGGGCATGAATTACATTGTGCTCCATAGATTGCGCATCCATCTTCTGATTCTGCTGCAGCGCATTTAAGACAAGGTCTTGTAAAATTACTATAATTATTTCTTATCAAATTTTTAATTTGATTGCTAATAATTCTATTAACCCATGGAGCTAGGGGCTTTTTTGCATCATAAAGATGCCATTTTTTATAAATATGTATTCTCAATATTTGAGATACATCACTAAAATCCATCCAATTAATGGCAGTTAAATTCCATTTATTCTTTCTTTTAATAATTTCAGAATTTATCTCGTTAATTCGCTCTTCAAACGTAGGCTTTTTAGCCATTTTTTCGACCTCTAGTTTTTGGCCTTAATGTCCCAGCTTCTTTAGCGAATTCTTCTCTGAATTTTTTAATATCGGCTTTTGTTAATCTTTTTACTTTTTCTCTATTTTCTTTTTTTCTTGGTAGCCCAGATGAAGTTCCTGCGATATTTCCAATTTTTTCTGTTAATTTATTGCTGTCAACAATTTCATAATCTATTTTAGATACATTTGGTACATGATCGATTGATGCCTCATTATCATCGTAATTATCATAATCATCTTCAATGTCTTTAGAAATATTTGGTTTAACTTTTGTTATGGTTGATTTTTGGTCCAAAACTTTATTGACAACTAACTTATCAAATGGCTTACCGCAAGAACTACAAAATTTAGGTTTGGCCGAAGTATAAGTTGTTGGACTACCACATTCTGTGCAATATATTTTAAGCATAATACTAATTATACTTTAATTTAATTAAAAATTCAACTATTTTAACTCTTCAAATTTCTCAATAATATAAGCTAAAATATCATTTCGCATAATATCTTCTGTACCAAATTTAAATGTATATATTCCTTTATCTGCGCTTTTCTTATCATCAAAGAGATTATATATCTTTTCAAATCCGCTATTTTTAATATCTGCTTGACGAATATCTCCTATTAATATTAATTTACTAAATTTACCCATTCTGGTAGTAATTAATAATAGATCATGTATGCTTAAATTTTGAGCTTCGTCACATATAATATAGCTCGCATTAATGCTTAAACCTCTTAAAAATCCAACTGGTAAACCTTTTACTCTTTCTTGTTTTAATAACATTTCGACTTGACCTTTTGGTAATAATTCATGAAGTTTATCCATAAGAGGTTGTAGATATGGATCAAGTTTACTATGAAGATCTCCCTTAAGGAATCCAAGGTTATGAGTAGAGCTTTCTACTGGGTTACGGACGTAGAATATTTCTCCAATTTTTTTACTATTAATAGCATTTAAGGCTGCATATACGCTAAGTAAGCTTTTTGCTGTTCCAGCTGGACCTTTACAAAAAACCATCTTAGTATTTTTATCTTGAAGAAGCTGTATAAATTTCTTTTGATTATCTGTCCATTGTAATTCGCGAATATTTAAAGACCCTTCAATTTTATCTCTTTGAGGAACTGGAACCGATTTATCTTCTTTTTGTTTATGCTTCTTAGACATGCTACTTACATATAAATTTACACCATATTTTTAATTTAGTGTAAATAAATTAACTGTGGCATTTCTAAACTCAAATATACCTCCAATAGAATGTTATGTAAGAGGAAACTACTTAAGAGACCAAAAGGATAGTCATGATAAATACTTTTCAGCTCTAGTTTTTAGCGTTACATCTTTGCCTGGACAAGTTCCACTTTTTAATTTTATTATGGAAGATGGTGGAATCTGGTGGCATGCACCTATTAGCGCATTCACTTCTAAAGAAGGAACTCCAGAGCAAGATCTACATGAATTAGAACTTTGGGATAGTTTTAGTTATCACATAGCTGTAACTAAGTTTTCTATACTACAAAACAAAAAACTAAAGTTCCTTTCTAGAAATGGTCAAGAATATTTTGGTACATATCTATTCACTTTAGATTGGGCGCATAGTGATTTTAATGAATTAAATTTTGGATTTAGTGAGAATCCTGGACAACATAAGTGTGGTCATGTATTACAATTAGATAATGGAAATTATGCAATACAACCTAATAATAGATTAAGATTATATGATCCTAATTTTGTAACTAAACAAGGACAAAATCTTATTGAAAGAAAAGTTAATAGTCATATTTATACTGTGGAGAATTGTCCAAAATGGATAACTGAAGATTCCGACAACTATGAATATGGTGTAAATGAGATAAAATGAACGAAGGCTTAATATTTCCAAAATTAATAGAACGACAAAAAGATCTTTATCTTAAGATCGTTACTAATCTACAAACATATGGATATTTTGATCGTGGAATAGGCGCAAATGGAATACATTACTTAAGCGCTGCTCAAAATCCATTCAAAGAACAAGGGCTAGAATGTGAATATTGCGTATTCTATTATCTTGAGGGTGATAAACCAAGATGTGAATTAATTCAAGGCGATATTGACGCAGAGGGATGGTGCAAATTTTGGATCATAAGCGAACAAGACATAAGAGAAGAATCTAAAGCCGCTTTTAGATTACTTAATAATAAAACTAAAACTTATGAGATAACTTATGATCTAAAAAGAGGTAACGATGAAACAACAAAAAATAAAAATAACAGATAAAAATATATTAGAGGGTGAAAAAGCTAATCCTCAAAATTGTGCAATAGCCAGAGCTATTAAAAGTAAATTAAAGAAAAAGATACAAGAAGTATCTGTACTTCCTACTCAAGTCGTATTAAAAATAGACAAGAAAATGTTTGTTGCTGAGATGCCAAAAGACGGTACTAATTTTATTAAAAGATTTGACCGTGGTTTAGCCGTTAATGCTTTTGAATTAAATTTAAAATTTAAAAAAGGTTACGCTTTGGTTTGATTAGAAGGTAAATTGGGATCTGCTAAATCTGGATTATGTGGAATCTTTGTTCCACGTTTAAATTTTCTGTAAAGATCTTGAGCCTTTTTTATAGACTCATGCGTGATACCTTTTATCGTATTTAATTTCTGATTACTTTTTGGTTCATCTCGTGATATAACAGAGAGTTCTTTAATTTGTTTGCCATTGCATTGGTATCTTTTTTCTATAACCCTATTAAAATCTAGTTTTTTAATTGGATCATCGATTTTGTGTTTATTTAATGCAATATTATATGCCAGTAATAAACATACCGCTAAAGGGTCAAATACTACTACAATAAATAATATGAACCATTTTACTACCGTTTCAATTTCGACATTAAAGGCTTTGGCTATAAATTTATAAGTACCTATATCTGAACTAATTACTTGTTTTTTTAATTCTATTATCTGATTATCTAGGTTATTTATCTCTGAATTTAAATTGTTATTAATATTATTAATTTTCTCTATATTAGACTCTAGATTTGTTATATTTCCTTGCATTGTATTTAAAGTTTGGCTTTTTAATTCTACTGATTTCTTATCTATTACTGTTTCTTGTTTGTCACTGCCAAAGAGTCCGCTAGATTTTGTAACTGTGGTTGTTGTAGATTGATTAAGAGCTTTGCTTAAATTAGACTCTTGCTCTTTTCTTGTATCTATAAGAGTCTTGATTCTTTCTGTATTACTAGATATTTGAGTATTTAAAGAATTCTTTTTTGCTTCTAGAAGGGAGACTTGTGACTCTATTGAATCTATATTAGCTTTTGTTGCGTAAAAGGCTTGTGAAAGAAAACCAAAGACTCCAAGGCTAGTTATGCCCATAAGTATAATAATTGCACTTATTAGGTATATTTTTAATAATTTATTTACTCTATTCCAATATCTATATAAGAAACTTGTGGCCATTATCTTGCCAAATTCAAGACTGGATGCCATTAATACTGTGGCCCAAAAGCTACCAGAGAAAAGTAAGCCTATACCCTTAACCGAAAAGAATCCACCACATGCTGCTACAAAAAGTGCGCTAAATCCTAACAATACATTAAATAAATTCACGTATAATTTACACGAATAGACAAATGTTTCCTTCTTATTTTTCTTGCTTCTTTTGCTAGAAGATTCTTAAAGTTTCTATCTTTCATCTTGTCTATATTATCTAATGATAGGTTAATTTTAGGGTCCGGCGGTAAAATTAAAGGCTTAGGGTCAATTTTTTGTTCAATATTATTAATCAATAATTGTGGTTCTTCTTTGTCTCTAGTAAAACCATATAACCATAAAACAAACTTAAATGAAAAATATATTAGGGTCAGATTAACTAATAAGCTAATCATAATAATAGCTATTATATTGTATTCTTATATTAAAAACAAGCATATTAAAAAGGGTTTATAATAAAAATAGCCCCGCGGATTTTTTTACCTTGAAGGATATTCTATTATAGTGAATTTTAATAGATTTTAGAAAAGGGGGGGGTATAGGTAAGGTATATACATAAATAGTATTATATAGTTGGGGAGAATGATGTTAATACCCCCATGGCCATTTTAATTTTAATAGAATTTATTTTTTTTCAAAAAAGGGGCTATATCTTAAAATTTTTTAGCTATGTTCTGTAAGTTGTTGATAATCAATGAAATTTAAATGCAATAAAACGCCTAGCACCGCTTGACAAATCGTGGGAGTGTGATAGATTAAGAGTATGAAAGTTAAAGCAAACATCAAGTTCGACCTGAACGAAACCATCCGCAGACTTAACGCTATCGCAGAAGGCTACAAAGCCTCTGCCCAACGCCTCGACAATATCGTGGCAGAAGCCCAAGCGAAGAAGGACGAAGCCCATCAGAAGTATATGGGCGAGACCAAATAACTCTTGACGAAACACTAACCAGAAAGCAAACTAACCAAATGAACAAACTAAGCCTAAATCAATTCGAAGAGCTACTGAAAAACCATGATTGGTCTTACCAGATGAGCGAAGACTCCCGATACTATCGCAGGGGTCAAATGCAACTGAAAGAGATCGAATCGGCCATCGCAGAAGGTGGCGAGAGCTTCGAGAACCTCTACAACGAATACAGAAACAAGTTCGGGGTCTAAAAAAATAACCCTTGACGAAAACCAAACCAGAAAGCAATATAAGCTATATGAAAAACCAAATCACCATCACCAAACAAACCTTCGGCAACACTACCGCTTT